GACCATGTGCGGATGGAAGAACAGCACGTTCTCCCGTTCGTCCTGGATCTAGGACATCCGATCCCCCTTGAATACATCAGGGGACCGGGACCAACACCCAGGACCGCCACATGACGGTTGGAAGCGTTCCAGCGACAGTCCAAAGAGGATCGCGGTCACCTTCACGGTGACCACAACGGTTCTCTGGGCTACGCTGGTAATGCTTGTCGGATACCTTTCGGACTCGCGAATCATATTGAGTCCGGACACGGGTTTGAAACCGTGCTCCCAAGAAATTCAGGAGAGGTAATCGGTATACCGCGTGCAGGCTAGGAGGTAAACCCACCATCAGGAGGGAAACCTGAAAAGCCTATTGTTACTCTGGAAGGAGCTAGCATTAGAACTCGCTAGCTATTGTTGCACAAGCGCCGACCGTGACATCAAAACCGTCACGGCGCGGTGCGAACACGAGGGAGTGTCGTTTCTGACGATCTCCCTTCCCCAATTCGGAAAAGACTTTGAAAGAAGTCTCGACCGAGGGGTTGTAGAGCGCGACCTGTTTGCTGGCTTCGGCTGGCAGGCTGGTCTCCCCAGAATGTTCGGGGGTTTCCTCGCTCTAGTGTTCGACCGCAACACTGGTATCTTGCTGGATGAGCCCAACATTGAGGCTATTCGAGCCGTGCGTCAGCTTACGCTGATGTGTGGCAAGATAGACCTTGAATGCTCGAAAGAGAGAACGCGTAAGGCGTTCCAAGGGTTTGTCCAGTGTGAGAAGGAAGTCGAAGTTGCTAACTCGCGACTTCTGGGAAACCCCATTGAATTGGAGGATTTCCGGAGAGTGAGTAAGTTGCTGTTTGGGTCGGTGCTAGACTCGGTTGAGAGAGATCTCATATCGGGCGAATATCTCCCCAAACACGGTCCGGGTGCCACTGCCGATGCTCTCGTTGGTAACGAGAAGTACGGACAGAACACCTGGCCGCTACGTCTAGAACCCTATTTTCCTTTCTTGGAGAATGTGGTTCCAAGCTGGTCACTGATGGATATCAGAGAACAGTTGGACGGTATCGATTTCCTCGAACCTGGTCGGGAGTTACCTGTGAAGGTGATTTCCGTTCCTAAGACGCTGAAGACACC